AAACTGGAATTCACCGTCAGATCCAAAAAAAAGCTTTCTTTCCCGGTAGCTTGGACAAATTACACCACGGAACACCAGGAGAGGTTTTACGATCAAGCCCATTAACAAAAGGGTTACCAGCTATCCCAGCGCAAGCTTGTTCAAAAGAGAAGATCTCACGAGGAAATTTAGGTGCAACACCGTTAACGAGACGGGAGTATTCAGAAACGGCGAGATCAAGACTAGGTTGGGGTACACAATAGTTTACACCACCAAACCTTTTAAGGGCTTCCGTCATAGGGTGTTTACCATCTGTCTTAGTTAACACAGCTGGTGCTCTCAAAGAAGGACCATCAAAGCCATAAAGATCGGAACGCTTCCAACTAGTCTTAGTGGGCAAATGGACAGGGGTCTCCATTTCCCCAAGTACCTCCAAATCAAATTTGACTTCAGGATCGCACTGAACTTCTAATAACTCGTCTTTAACAACCAAAACTTTAAGTTGTGTTAAACGTTCAATAACATCTTCTTGGTAAAGAGTCACACCTAAGGCTAGACTCCTGTCTCCGGGGTACTTTCTACTCTGGATAGCATTGTGGAAACCAACAATACGACCTTGGAAAGAGCCCTGATCAATAAAATAAGGCATACCACAGTCACCAACAATAGTTGGGATATCAGATACAAAGTAATCACGATAGGAAGCCTCTGTCACGGAGAAAGGTGTTGTATCATGCATAGAAATGGCTTCATGATACTTCATTTCCCGGTCGCCATCCTCGTTCCTAATGACCTGGAAAGATGTCTTGAATTTGTTTCCGATCGAATCAAGCTCTGATCTGGTTATAAAAGAGCTAGTTATATCACGATGAGGACGACTCCCACGAACACGGAAAAACCACGTGTCATTCTGTTTATCTTGCTTCATAGGAACTTGAGAAGCCAAATTAATAAGTGGAACCGAAATGAACTTCTCGTTCTGATCAAACATGTCTTTGACTAAGTATAAACGGCCAACACTTGAACTATCTGTGTTGACATACTTCATTATTAAGGACCAATAATGAGCAGGCATAACAAACATGTCACCTGCAATGGCAAGAACATATCCAAGTGGTTTCTGATTAACACCTTTTGTGTTTGGAAACAGGGCATAAAGATTTCGAAGAATTACTCTATCCATCATATTCTGTG